CCGAGCCAAAGGCCACAAAGCCCGACCTGGATAATCTCGGCAAGGCAATTCTCGATGCACTTAACGAGATCGCCTACAATGACGATGGACAGGTCTGCAGGCTGACGGTCGAGAAGTGGTACGTTGGCGGGCCTTACGATTCGATTGGAACGGAAATCGAGGTGATCCAATGACCCAACGCAAAAACATAATCCAAGACCCGAAGTTTTGGGCGGCGATAGACAAAATCCGAGAGCCAAAAGGCTGGACGATAGCTCACGCTCTTTTTGTCGCGGCTAACGCTTATTTTGGGCTCCACCAAGAGCGACCGGGACGAGGGCGGCCAAAGTCCAAGCCGGTGGCGCGGAAGCGGCAAAAGCGAAATTCGGGCCTCCGGTGATTGTCAAGCCCCTTGACTGGGGATAAGATGTTGACAAAGGAGAAACCATGAACATCTCAGAACTTGTCAAATCGAAGCGATTTTGGGCGGCGGCGGCTACGATTGCCGTCGTTGTTTTGAAGGATCGCGTACCGCTCAGCGAAGATCAGATTCAGCAACTTGTTTGGGTAATTGGAGCCTGGATCGTAGGTGATTCGGTTCGACCCCTGCCAAAACCCGATGAGGTGGCATCGTGAGCCGATTGAAACTTGCAGACCGACGCGCAGCACGCCGAGCGGCTAGGGAAATCTGGATCGCCAGCAAGACCGACGCCGAACTAGCCAAGCTTGTTAAGCAAGCGGTTGACGGCGATGAGGACGCGCAAAAGCTTCTCTTTGCGACTCATCCCGAAATGCCAGTCGGCATCGATCCGGCTACGCTGTTTTTGCTTATCCAGATCGCGTTGAAACTTTGGATTTGGTGGCAGCAAAACAAGGTTGAAAGCCCATCGGAATCGGTCGATTTGGGCGAACCGTTTGACGACGACGAATAACCCCCCTCGCCAACCCGAAACTACGCAGCAATAGGGGCTCGGTGAGTTGGCAGGGGCGAACATGGAGAGACGGATGGCGAAGCAAAAAGACAACTGGATTCCTTGGGTGATCGTTGCGGGGCTTGTCCTCTATGCGGCTAGCCAACAACCAAAGGGAGGGGGTGATCCATCTAAGCCTGCCGGGGTAACTGCGGTGGTCCGGTCGACGATTCCATCGATTCGAGCGGCGTACAAGCAAGCCTTCCTGGATGCGGCAGCGAAGATCGAAGCGGGCGAAATCGCCAACCAAGAGCAATGGACCAAGTTTATCTCGGACAACGCAGGCGGGAAAAATCGCGAGGCTCTTGATAAGGTTTACTCGGCAATCGACAAGCTTGATTTGCCAGTGACGTTTGCTGGGCGCGAAGCGGAAATAGCACGAATCAACAAAGAAATAGCGAGTGCGTGGTAATGACTGAAATCGGATTAATCACTTGGTACATCGTTCAGTGGGTCCTCTGGGCAGGGCCCTTGGGCATCGCGGCATTCTTGGCGGGTATCGCGGGAGGGGCGTTTTACGCAGGCTACTCGATGCGACTCAAGCGAACCGATAAGCCGATGGGGGCAGCAAAGCTCGACCATATTAAATATGATATCCTGCCCGATGGCACGCTAGGGCCAGGCGACCCGAGAGGGCTGGAGGGGCCGGAATGAAACGGGCAAGGCGGTATGCGGCTAGGGTGGTTTTGTTTGTGTTGCTTTTTGCAGCGTTTCCGTTTGCGATAATCAAGATCTTCGCAGATGCGTTGTTTGATTTTGTCGTTAATCCAATGCTCGACGGTTTGGAGGTAATCGCAGACGATGAGTGATTTTTTCTCCGGCTACGACCCCACAATCGAAAACCGCGATGAGATCGCCAACACAGCGACCCCGGTACTGTTTGCACTGAGCGATGTTGAGGCTCCCGAAGAGATCGACCCAAGGCCATTGGTGAGGCACGACAACCAAGGCAACATGGGCTCTTGCGGAGGCTTCGGAAATACCAATTGCGGCGAATTCCTTTGGGGCTTGATTACCGGATCGAAAAGCAACGATCGACAGTTCAGCCCGCTATTTAGCTACCTTGAGGCTCAAAGGCTCGACGGCTTGCTGGGGACCGACAAGGGCTCGACGATTAGCAGCGGATTGAAGATCAGCAAAGAGATTGGCTACTTGGAGGCAAAGCACTTGCCTTACTCGACGCCATACCCGCGAAACGCTCGCACTCTGATTACCGATGAGATGCGAAAGATCGCAAGCGCGGTACAGGGCTTTCGGATTCGCTCCCATGCTTGGCTCGAATCCTACGACGACGTGTTCAAGTATCTTGCCAGCAAAGCCGGTGCAGTATATCCAGGCACAAGCTGGAATGACTCGCATTACGGGCGTAATGGCGTTGTTGAGTCGATAAGCTTTACCAATCGCGATGGGGGCCATGCCTATGCGTGGCTCGGCTACTCGAAACGCAAAGACTCCAAGGGTCGAAACTACATCTGGCGGCTTAACTCGCACAACGATTCATGGACCGAGATAGCCCCTTCGGTAATCGATCAACTCTGCCGACATCAATGGAGCTCCATTGTGGGCATGAGCGACTTGCTAACTCCTGGGCCGAAGCGGGTTGAGTGGATGAAGGATAGGCCACTAGGATGATTACCGAGCAAATGTACCTCGACGAATTGAAAAAAGCGGCGATGAACCCGAGCCAATGGGTAAGAGCAACGTCAAGCTATCCATTGAGGCCAGCGGGTTTCGACAAACCGATGGAAAGCGATGGCGTAAAGTATCAAGCCGTCTGCAAAAAGTATCGGCGATGGGTTGCAAACGGGCGTATCATTGAACCGGGAGATCCGGCAGAGCCAAAGCCACAGCCAATCTTTATGGATCGCCCTCGGCGTAGTATTTTGGTGACAATATGAGCGAAAAAGGAGGGCCGGTAATTATGGTCGCTTTGTTGTTTGGGTTGTTTTGGCTATGCAGCGAACCGGCTAAGGATCCGACTCAATGCGACTTGATGGATTCGACTCCGTTGATCGAGGAGGTCGCAACTGTCAAGGAATCCTTTACAGTTCAACCGGATCATATTGTTGACGCTAACAAAATGGTCGACCCGATGCCAAGCCCCTCAGACAAGCACGAAGCAACCAAACGCGAAATCCTAGTCTTCCTAGCCCCGAAAGATCAAAAGTGCGAGCCTTGCGACCGATGGAAGCGTTGCGAAATGCAAAGGTTTATGGATGCCAAATGGGAGGTCGCTATTTTCGATGAGCCTCACAACTACGGGCGAACGCCGACCTTCGAGTTGAAATCGGGCGATAAAAAGGCGACCTTGACAGGCTACACAACTTTAGAGCAAGCAGCGGAGGCGTTAAGATGAGTTGGATTTTCTTGGCTCAGATGACCTCAAACGATACCACGTTTATCGGCGTGGCCACTACGATCGTAGGAGCTTTAACGGGTGCTGTCGTTCATCTGTACTTCCAAAACTCGACCATTCGAAAAGACCTTACCGAAACAGTGGCAAAGGAGCTTGTCGAGTGCAAAGACGACAGAGACGAACTCAGGAAGCTTTATTGGCAATTGCAGAGCCAAGTTAATCACATCGGGCATACCGCAAGGGAGGAAAAGCGATGAGCCAAGCACTAATCGACGAGCTTTCAAAAGCCGAATACGCAAGCCTCAGCGACCAAGCGGCAGCCGATGCGATCAACGCGAAGACGGTGACGGCAAGGCGGCTTGTTCCGACCGCTGACATTGTTGCCCATGCGACCATGAACGGCTATCGCCACAAAATCACGATAGCAGCGGCGAATGCTTCCAATCCGTGCCAAGGGCTTGCGATCGATATTTTGGCCTACATCGATTCGGTAAAGATCCAGAATGTCGACATGGACCTGCCGGAAACTCAAGAAATGTTGACGGCTATGGTACAATGCGGCTTTGCCACAGAGCAGCAAGTAGCAAGCCTCGATGCCTTAGCGAACCGGACTCTTCGCTGGGTCGATCACGTTTTGGCAGGCACCCAATCGGCTCATTCAGTTCGAGTTATCCGAGATGTCATTAACGGCGCGACGGCCAAGCGGACCGGATGGACTCAACAAAACGTCGATCGGTACAACGCAACTCAGGCGGCGATCGACGCTTGGAATCACGGCGATCCGGATTTGGTGGTTTAAGTGGCAATCGTTACTTGCGACCGAACGCTAGTTAATTACCTCGCGACAA